ATGGGTGGCAAGATCAAGCATGTCAAGCCAGAACCACAGAAGACTAAATAACTAAAACATCTCAAGGAGAACAAAATGCCATTATGGGGTAAATTAGATCAGGTTGCTCTTACAGGAACAGCCATCTTAACAAACGGTAGTGCAACCGTAACTGCAAATTCATCTACAACATTCAACACTGAAATTCGTGTTGGTGATAACATTTTCTTATCAACTGCTAATACTGCTGCTGGTGCTAATACACGTTATCGTGTGTCGGCTATTGCAAACGGTACTAGCTTAACAGTTGGTCGTACCTATGCTGGTACTACTAACGCTGCTGCTACAGTTTGGGTTCAGAAGGCACCTCGCAACATCGTGGGAACACACACGGGTAGCCGTAACATTGATGTCGTTGGCGTGGACGTTACCGAAGCTCGTCTTGCTGCTAACCGTGCCAAAGGTATTCACACACCAGGTTGGAACAACGTGGTTGTCGGTACCGGTGGTCGTGCTGGTCGTACGCAAGTTGAGACTCTCGTTGCAATGCGTAGTATGACGCAAGCCGTCGCTAGCGATGCCAACGATGACGATACAGTAGCAGATACCTGATACTAAATGGCTGATAGAGCTAAAAAGATCTCAGAACTAACGGCCGCTACGTCGGCTGTTGGTTCCGATTTGCTTGTATTTGTTGCTAACGCGGCAGGTACTGCTATAACAAAAAAGCTGACTGTTTCGAGTTTACTCTCCAACAGCGCCAATGTTTCAGCGGCATATCTGAGAAATAATACAACACCTGCCAACTCTAGTGCAACTGGGGTCGCTGGTGAAATTCGTTATGATTCGTCTTATGTGTATGTTTGTGTAGCAACAAATACATGGAAGAGGGCGGCAATTACTACTTGGTAACCTATGCGTGATAAACTTGATGAATCGAATTTTTTGTTATACGCAGCCAAGCATTATGACAACCCTCATTGCTATGATACATTAGAATTCTATGATGACTTAAACAGATTCAAATATATCAAGCGTCTGTTTAATCGTTATGAAGAGACGAATGAACTAAAGGAACGGTTGATTATAAACCATCTGACTGTTCTTTATAATATATTTGGAGCAGAACCAGCAACACGTATGCTGTTTCTCAAGTTAAGAGGTCATTATCATTTTATCAAGCCTTTTCTCGTTTTAATGGGATATATGCCTGATGTGGTTTACAACATAGGGGTTGAGAACGATAGCGTAATCAGCTCCGACATCCATATGGATGAGAACATTGTAGAGATATTGAGACACATATGAAAACGTTTAAGCAGTTCATTAAAGAAGATGGTGTTGGAATGGCAGCCGGAATGGTAGCAGTCAACGCTGTGGGTGCTGGAAACGTGCAAGGTATTGGCTTTGGGCCAAACGATGAACCTGGCGGCCGCAAAGCGGTCATGAATAAAATGCTAAAGAGAAAGTCTCCTAATGTGGGTTCTAAAGTTTCTTCCTAATTGGATATTTTATGGATTACTTGTTGGAGGAGTCGTTGGACTAATCGCAAGTAAGTTAGTGCCTGGTTATTATAGAACAGCCGTACAAGCAGTTTGTGCGGCTTTCTTCGTAATTGGGCTATACATGGCTGGTGCTATTGCTACCAACGAAGAGTGGCTGGCACGTGTAAAAGAATTAGAAGCTCAGGTAGCCGAGTCTGAAAAGAAGGCTGCTGAGAAGAATGTAGAGATAGTTGAGAAGATTGTACAAAGAGAAAAGGTCATCACGCAAAAGGGTGAAGACATTATCAAGTACATTGATCGAGAGATAGTTAAAAAAGAAGAAGTGATTAAGTACGTTGAGAACTGTCCAGTACCAAAGGACATTATCGATGCACATAACGCAGCTGCAGCGATGAACGCAGCTGCAGCGATGGGTAAAAAATGAGACTACCGTCAATATTAACCACGCTTCTTATTTTGTTATTATTAGTAATAGCCACTGGATGTACAATGTTTGTCCCGGTCAAGCGTCACTTTCCCGATGCACCGACTACACTGATGGTTAAATGTCCTCAGTTAGAAACAGTGCAGGGTGATAGGGTCGCTATAACGGATATGTTGAAGACTATTGTTAACAACTACCGTTTGTATTACGAGTGCTCTAACCGTGTTGAGGGTTGGGGTGAATGGTATGTCGAGCAAAAGAAAATATTCGATAGTGTTAAATAAAGGATAAGATATGAAACTGATTATTGTTCCATTAAGCCTTATGTTGTTAGTTGGCTGCGCAAGTAAAGATTATGCAGTATATGTCGATGCTCAGAAGTCTGTGTCTAAAGACCTTACCATGAACGAGACGGCGAGACTTGCAGCGTTAACGGATATGGCAAAGAATTCCGATCCAGCAGTTCGTGCTACTGGTATCATGTTACTGCAACAGTTGCAACAAAATAGCAAGATGATTGTGGTAGAGCCACCTAAGAAGAACTGGTTGGGATTGTAATAATGAAATCATTCAAGCAGTTTCATGAGTCATTAAAGACAGACAATCCCTGTTGGGATGGCTACAAGCCTGTTGGAACAAAGAAGAAGAATGGTAAGACTGTTCCCAATTGTGTCCCTGTTGCTGAGACAGCAGCGTGGACAAGGAAAGCTGGTAAGAATCCAGAAGGTGGTTTAAACCGTAAAGGGATTGAGTCTTATAGGAGAGAGAATCCTGGATCAAAGTTATCAATGGCTGTGACAACTAAACCGTCAAAGCTAGATCCCGACTCAAAGGCTGCAAAACGTCGTAAAAGCTTTTGTGCCAGGATGGGCGGAACAGACGGTCCAATGAAGAAACCAAATGGTGAACCTTCACGTAAAGCGTTGGCGTTACGTAAGTGGAATTGTTAACAAAGAGGTATAATGAGATGGAATTAACAAAAGAACAACTAAAACAATTACTTCCAAAGAATCCATATATTGATCATTGGTATGAGGCTCTTTCTCAGCTTCTACCTGATTATGAAATTAACACACCACAGCGTGTTGCTGCATTCGTTGCACAGTGTGCACATGAGTCTGGTGGGTTCATGGTGTTAAAAGAGAATTTAAATTATAGGCCAGCATCTTTACGTAAGTTGTTTGGTAAGTATTTTCCTACTGATGAGTTAGCTAATGAATATTGTTCGAGACCTAATAAGCAAGAAGCTATTGCAAATAGAATTTACGCGAATCGTATGGGCAATGGTCCTGAGGAGTCTGGTGATGGTTATCGCTTCTGCGGTCGTGGGCTGATTCAGTTGACTGGTCGCGAAAACTATACATGGTTTGCCGCAAGCTTGAGTATAAGCGTTGAAGAAGCATCTGAGTATCTTCAAACGTTTGAAGGTGCTGCTCAATCTGGATGTTGGTTCTGGGAAACAAACAACCTGAACCAGTGGGCAGATAAGGGTGATATATTGACGTTGACAAAACGAATCAACGGTGGCACCATCGGTTTAGAGGATCGCATAAAGCATTACGAACACGCTTTACACGTATTAGGAGTATAAGATGTTAAAGAAGAAAAAAGAAGTTGTAGAACAACCAAAGAAAAAAGACGAAGATTGGATGACCAAGAAATGGCGTCCAATGATGGCAATGATGTATATGGTATGCTGTCTTTTCGACTTTGCATTATTCCCAATCATGTTTACAGTTGTTCAGTTCTGGGAAGTCCAGGCTGCCAATGATGCATTTAGACAATGGGTGCCGATTACATTGCAAGGCGGTGGTTTGTTCCACGTTGCTATGGGTGCTGTCCTTGGTGTATCTGCATATGGTCGTACTCAAGAGAAGGTTGCTGGCGCTGCTAGCAACACACCAGCAATGCCAGCTGGTCTCCCATCACCACAGTTGAGCTCTGCTCCACCTGCATATAATCCAGGTGCCTATAACCAGCAGCCATCATATTCACCAGCACCAACTGGTTTCAATGGTATGTCCTCGTCTGATTTTAATCAACAACCTGTAACGGTGACAGTTGGGTTTGGTGGCAAGCCTGCTCCCGCTCCTGCACCGCAACCTCTTCTATAAGGAAAAACCATGAAAAACGTTCTATTTGTAGCCGGCCTGTGCCTTGTCTTATCTGCTCCCGTAACTGTTCAGGCAGCTGCTGAGACAAAAGAGGTGTGTGTAGATAAGATGAAGGATGGTAAACCTGTAACCGATAAGGCTGGTAAAGTCCAACAGACGTGCAAAAAGGTTAAAGTTCATCAAAAGCTGGAGGGCACCAAGGTGCCTGAGAAGAAATGAGCATGGAACTTTTTGACACAACATCAAGGATCGCTGTTTTGGAAAACCAACTCAATAACTTAGGATCAGAATTAAAGGACTTCCGTAGCGATTCAAAAGATCAACACAAGCAAATGATGGAAAAGATTGATGACATCGACAAACGTCTTACTGCACTTGAGAAGTGGAAGTGGATGGTTGTTGGCGGTGCCGCCGTCCTTGGATGGCTAGCGTCACAATACTTTAAAATGTAACTGTTGACTTTTCCTTTCTAAACCCCTAAAGTGCCTCTGGGTTCTTAGGGGTTTTTTATTATGCAATGGATAGATTTAAAGTATATCGGGGCACTTGCTCCTCGTCTTTCGATGTTTGCCAAGAAGGATCATGACGTATGGAATATGCGTTGTCCGATCTGTGGTGACTCTCGTAAGAGTAAAACAAAAGCACGTGGCTACATCCTTGGGAAAGGTGGTAGTTATATGTACACGTGCCACAACTGTAATGTTAGTATGCCATTCGGTAAGTTCTTAGAGACCGTTGATCCAGCGGCCTATCAGGACTACATCCGCGAACGATATACAGAGAAAGCGAACACATACAATACAGAGAAGATTGTTCAACCACCACCAGACATTGGTCGGTTCATTACTCCCAAGTTTATTAAGTATACACCATTAAAGGGTCTAAAGAAAATATCTCAACTTGAGCTCGAACATCCAGCCCGGAGGTATGTCGTTAGTAGGTTGATTCCTCCTCCATATCATTCTAAGTTGTTCTTCGTTGGTAGGTTTAAGGCATGGACCAATACACTAAAGCCGGATAAGTTCGACCTTTCAAAGAAAGACGAACCTCGTTTGATCATTCCTTTTGTTGACCAGAATGGTAATCTGTTTGGTTATCAAGGTCGTGCGTTTGGTAATGTTGAACCAAGATACATTACTATCATTTTAGATGACGAGAAGCCTCGCGTATACGGGCTAGATGCCGTTAACATCAAGCAGCGTGTGTACATTGTCGAAGGACCAATTGATTCGATGTTCTTGCACAATTGTCTGGCGATGGCTGGTGCTCATTTAGACAAGACCGTGGACTCTTTGGGATTGAAGCCGGATAATGTTACAATCGTGTATGATAACGAACCAAGGAACCAGGATATTGTTAACGCCATTGAAAAAGCAATAGGTTTGGGGTATAGTGTATGCATATGGCCGAGTAGTATGCAACACAAAGATATTAACGACATGGTCAAGGGAGGGATGTCCCCTAAAGACATTCAGGCGCTGATAGATCAACATACATATAGAGACCTGTTAGCAAAGATGATGCTTACACAATGGAAGAAAATATGATAGAGAACATAAAGATGGATACTTTTTTAAGCGAATACTGGGGCGATGGCAATACAAGACGGGCAGCCATTCATTCATGCACACAAGGTTACTTTGTGGAGTTGTATGAGAATGAGAAGTTGGTTGAGACTCGTAACTTATTCGAGCATAGCCGTCATTACGCAGAAGACTGCGCAGAGAACTGGGTACAGGGGATCTTCTAATGAAGATTGATGTGTGTGATTCGGGTATCAGCCCGGATACAATTAACAAGATTGATAATCAGTCTCTGTTTAAGTACGGGTGGAAATCTAACACAGCCATAGGCGCCGAACAAGGTCATTGGAATTATTCCTTTACACCAAAATCAAGTACATGGCAACGTGAAGTTTGGACTTCGTTACGGGAAATAGATCGTGCAGACGATTCTACTTTTACCGAGTCGCTATACTACCCATTCTGGTTAAAGGCAGTTGAGTTGTTTGGTGAGCGTCGTTTGTGTCGTGGGTATGTCAACGGCTATACGTATGGTACAGATGCATTCCTTCATACTGATGTTAACTATAAAGAATATCCAGCAGACCATGGGTGTACTATGGAGACTGTGATGTTTTATTTAAACAGCGAATGGAAGCTTGATTTTGGCGGCGAGACCGTCTTTGCGAAGAACGGTGAGATTATTAAATCTGTAGTACCCAAGCAAGGTCGTGTTATTAGATTTAGTGGTAACATATTACATGGTGCGAGACCAATTTCAAGGTCTTGTTACCATCTCAGACAAGTGCTTGTTTTTAAAACAGTTGTCGATCAACATCCTACCGAACCAGCGATAGAGTTTATCAAGGAGTTGGCTTTACATATCCCGCACAGCAAGACAACATTATTTGATCATTTGTATTACACATATGAAATCTTAAAAGTACTTGAGATGCCTCGTCATATATGTCTTGCTGGATTGTTCCACTCTGTTTATGATACGGAGTTCTTTACAGCCGGACTTAGTATCACACGAGAAGATATAGTTAACATTATTGGTGTACGCGCAGAAGAGCTGGTACATCAATTTTGTACCCTCCGTCCTCGTAAGCAAGCAATACTAGCAGAAGACACTCCTAACAGAGAGGCATTAGCTGCTATTGAGTATGCTAATCTAATAGAGCAGTCTGAACGATTGAATATCAACTCAGAGTATCTGAGTGCAGTGAAACCTTTAATGGAAAAAGTAAATGGAAGTTAAGTTAATCAGTTACTCGAAGCCGTCTCGAGAACTAGCAAACGAAGGGTTGTATGATGTCCAAGAGCTTATCGCCTTCTGTGCGCGTGTCTCCAATCCATCCAACCAGCTTAGTCTTGAATCATCTGAGAAACTTATCAAGTATCTCGTCAAACACCAGCACTGGTCACCCCTCGAAATGGTCAGCGCCTGCCTCGAAGTTACCACAACTAGAGATATTGCAAGACAGATGCTTAGACACAGAAGCTTTTCCTTTCAGGAATTTAGCCAACGCTACGCTGATCCAACGAAGGATTTGGATTTTGTATTGCGAGCAGCACGTCTTCAGGACACAAAGAATAGACAAAACAGTATAGAGTTGGACTTTGGTATTACAGAGCAACGTCAGTTAGCCTATCAGTGGGAGAATCTGCAAAAGCGGGTAATCGAAACTGCCAAAGAAGCATATACGTGGGCTGTTGAACACGGTATTGCCAAAGAACAAGCGCGAGCTGTATTGCCAGAAGGTAATACAGTTTCACGTCTTTATATGAATGGAACCTTGCGATCATGGATCCACTATATACAACTCCGCTCTGCAAATGGAACGCAGAAGGAGCATATCGAAATTGCTAAAGCATGTGCCGGTGTTATTGCAGAAATCTTCCCGCTCACGACGCAGTTTGTATCAGAATAATAATAATTTGGAGTATATTAATGTCAAAAGAGAGTTATCTTGGCATCGAAGTTGATTATTCACGCGATAATCTGTTTGATATCTTAGGAATCAAACGTCTGCAAGAATCGTATATGAAAAAGGATGAAACAAGTCCTCAACAAAGGTTTGCATCCGTATCAAAACAATTTGGAAGTAATGAGAAGCATGCGCAAAGGCTTTATGAGTATAGTAGTAAACATTGGCTTTCCTATTCTACACCCATTCTCTCTTATGGGCGTAGTGCTCGTGGCCTTCCTATATCATGTTTTCTACCTTATCTTCATGATAGTTCGGCTGGATTGGTTAACACGCTTTCGGAAGTGAATTGGCTCAGTATGCTGGGCGGAGGAGTTGGAATTGGTATTGGTATCAGAGCTTCTGACGATAAGTCTGTTGGCGTTATGCCTCATTTACGCACTTACGACGCTTCTTCTCTTGCCTATAGACAGGGTAGTACAAGGAGAGGTTCTTATGCCGCTTATCTGGATATCAGCCATCCAGATATCCTCTTATTTCTTGAGATGAGAAAACCAACTGGCGATCCTAATATGCGTGCATTGAATCTCCATCACGGGATCAACATTCCTGATGCATTCATGGATATTATCGAACGCTCCATGAAGGATCCTAATATTGATGACTCGTGGGAGTTGAAGGATCCACATAACGGTGAAGTCCGCGAGGTCGTGTCAGCAAAAGACTTGTGGGTAAGGGTCATGGACATGCGTATGCAGACTGGTGAGCCCTATCTCCACTTCATCGATACGAGCAATCGTATGATGCCACAATTCCAGAAGGACCTGGGATTGAGTATTAAGCAAAGTAACTTGTGTAGTGAAATTATATTACCAACCGATAAGGACCGTACAGCTGTATGCTGCCTGTCTTCGGTTAACTTGGAGTATTATGATGATTGGAAAGATGACCCACTTTTTCTTCGGGACATTGCGGAGATGCTCGATAACGTCCTTCAGTATTTCATTGATAATGCTCCTGACAGCATATCACGCGCAAGATTTAGTGCTGAGCGTGAACGGTCTATTGGTATTGGCGCTCTCGGTTTTCATGCTTACCTCCAAAAACAGAACGCCCCCTTCGAAGGAGTGATTGCAAAGTCTATTAACAATCAGATCTTTAGTACAATCAGGGAGAAACTCAATGAAGCTAATCTCGCACTTGGAGCTGCTCGTGGAGAAGCATTGGACGCTAGGGGTACAGGACAGCGTTTTAGCCACCTTATGGCTATTGCTCCTAATGCTAGTAGTTCAATTATTATGGGCAATACTTCTCCTAGTATTGAGCCATACCGTGCTAACGCATATCGTCAAGATACTCTTTCCGGTTCTCATCTGAATAAGAATAAGTATCTCGATAAGATTATTAAAGAGTATTGTGAAGCTAATCCTAAGCAAGACTATGATGCTATTTGGTCTACCATTATTGCTAACGATGGATCAGCACAGCATTTGGACTTCTTGGATGATTGGACAAAGTATGTGTTTAAGACGTCGATGGAGATTGATCAGCGTTGGATCATTGAGCATGCCTCCGACCGTCAGAAGTTTATTGATCAGGCTCAGTCGTTGAACTTGTTCTTTAGACCGGATAGCAATATTAAATATATTCATGCAGTTCACTTCCTTGCGTGGAAGCTGGGACTAAAAACATTATACTATTGCAGAAGTGAAAAGCTGGCAAAAGCAGATAAGGTATCGCGTAAGATTGAACGAGTCATTATGCAAGAGATTGACCTGACCGCTGTTGCTGATGGAGACGTATGTTTAGCGTGCGAGGGATAACGCAATGAGGTTACTAAAGTTTGAAGCTGAATGGTGTACAAAGTGCAAACAGATGACACAAATTATGGAAGGGATAGAAATCCCTTTTAGCATCGAGCATATCAATGTAGATAAGGATAGAGAGTCTGCCCTAATCTATGGTATCAGAGGAATTCCACACATGATTTTACTTGACGAGCATGATAACATTGTTAAGAGAATAGGTGGCGTATTAACAAAAGAACAACTAACAGAGGCATTAGACGCATCATGGAAGTAGAATATACAACCCTACCTAACAAAAGGGTCGCTAAAATGTTTAGCGACAGTGGTACGTTAGTAGCCACAATTGATATGGTAAAAATCAGTATGTATTCTTCGAGAGTGCAGGATGTAGCTGACCCGTTATTGCCTTACACTGTTCAATTATTTATGTCTGGTGAGTTGTGTTCGAAAGATTTTCCAAACGATCTTCCCGGATATAAACCTACACTGACGAGTACAATTGAAAGAATGTTGAATGATATCGGTGCAAAATCGTTGCTGATTTGTTTAGATAGCAATATAACATACGACTTCTATTTGGATATCGCAAACGAAATTGCTTCAAAATCAGAACAACGGATAGTATTAGACAATATTGAAACAACAAAAATCATTGAAAAGTGGCCTGGTATAAAGGCGCGTTTCATTGATCATCATATGTGGAACAAATTCTTCTTGCTCGTTGATGCAGATAAGGTCGACACGTACAAGGGTGAGTGGTGGAATACAACAGCTATAATTAAAACGGAACAAACATGAAAAAACTATTACTAATTCTTGCACTACTACCCTGTATTGCATTTGCACAAAAAGAGAAAGCCGGTGTTACCTATGACGCTGTGTTCACACGTGTAATCGACGGAGACACCGTTGCATTCCAAGCTAACTGGTTGCCAGATCCCTTGAAGAAGGAACTGTCTATTCGTGTGTTTGGTGTCGATACTCCTGAGAAGAGTTTCAGAGCAAAGTGTCCAGCAGAGGATACAAAAGGACAAGCTGCGTCAGCTTTTACAAAGCAACAAATTAACACTGCTACTAAACGTCAGATTGTTATGATGGACTGGGATAAGTATGGCGGTCGTGTTCTCGGTGATGTGTTGCTAGATGGGAAAAGTTTGCGTATGATGTTAATTCAAAACGGATTCGCACGCGAATACTACGGTGAAGCAAAAACAAGCTGGTGTAACTAATGAACGCAACAAAACACAAACTAAAACTAACTGACGAACGAAGCTTTTTTAAACCTTTCAACTATCCATGGGCATACGATGCGTGGTTGAAGCATGAACAGAGTCATTGGCTCCATACAGAAGTACCAATGCACGAGGATGTAAAAGATTGGAAAAACAAACTAACCGAACAAGAGAAGCACTTCCTGACGAACATCTTCAGGTTCTTCACTCAAGGGGATGTGGACGTAGCTGGAGGTTACGTGAACAACTACTTACCGTACTTTCCACAACCGGAAGTACGAATGATGTTGACTGGTTTTGCAGCAAGGGAAGCACTTCATGTAGCTGCCTACAGTCACTTAATCGAGACTTTAGGGATGCCGGAGTCAACATACAACGAGTTTCTTCAGTACGAGGAGATGAAAGACAAGCACGATTACTTTTTGTCACTTGCGGGCCAGGACTCAAAGACAATCGCCCAACAGATCGCCGCCTTCAGCGCGTTTACAGAGGGGATGCAGCTTTTTTCGAGCTTTATCATGCTGCTGAACTTCACCCGACACGGGAAGATGAGGGGAATGGGTCAGATCGTAACGTGGAGTATTGTGGATGAGACAATGCATGCTGAGTCAATGATCAAACTGTTCAGAACCTTCATTGAAGAGAACAAGGAGATCTGGAATGATGAGCTTAAAGGAGAGATCTATAGCATTGCTGAAAAGATGGTTCTACTAGAGGATCGGTTTATTGATCTGGCATTCAGTATGGGTCCTATGGATGATCTGGCCAGCGCTGACGTTAAGCAGTATATCCGCTATATTACCGATCGCCGCCTTATTAGTCTTGGTCTTAAAGGAATTATGAAGGTTAAGAAGAATCCATTGCCATGGGTCGAGGAGATGATTAACGCTCCTACACATACTAACTTCTTTGAGAACAGAGCAACAGACTATGCTCGTGGTGCTACAACAGGATCATGGGAAGACGTTTGGGCTAAGGCAGCCTAACAATCTGCTCCTTCTATATACTTGTAATGGCGAAAGCCAGGTTTTATAGAAGGAGCACATATGCTTGAGCAAGAACAAGAACCCCATGTTTGTTTTAACTGTGACGCAGAGTTTGTCGTTCACACAATTTATGATATAGATGATACTGTATCGTTCTGTCCATTTTGCGGTAGTGAGATTGAGCTGACTGAAGATGAGTTGGATGAGGATCTTGATGAAGATCTGGACGAATATCAGTGACATGGTTTTACAAGGGAGTTCCCTATGAAGAACCATCCGAAGAGTATTATGGTTTTGTGTACAAGATAACAAACAAGACCAATCAACGTAGTTACATTGGTAAGAAGTTATTTTGGTTCAAGAAGACCAAAATACTCAAAGGAAAGAAGAAAAGGTATTTGGCTTTGTCAGACTGGAAGGACTACTACGGTAGTTCAATCTCACTGAAGAAAGACATTGAGCTTGAAGGTGTTGACAATTTCACAAGAGACATTATAATGCTATGTAAAAGCAAAGGTGAATGTTCTTATTACGAAGCGAAAGCTCAGTTTGATAACAATGTTCTCTTTAACCCTGAAATGTATTATAATGACTGGATCATATGTCGAGTTCATAGAAAGCATGTTTATGAGAACGCAACGAAGCCAATTTACAATCAAACCTAACTTTACTTTGTACAATAGACTGAACAGTGAAAAGATTACCGGAGACCTTGTCAATGAAGATGAGATCGATGGTAAACAGTTCTATGTTGTACGGGTAGGTCCGCGAGTCCTCAAACTCGCTAAAGATGCATATACTCCTAAAAAGCTATTTGCATCTTGACCCTGTTGACTTCCGAAAGTCAACTAGGGATAATGTGTTCACTTGATCAACAAGTACATTTGTTATTTTTTATAAAGGAAACTGAAATGACTACACAAAAAGCTAAACTCCGCAAAGCCTTCTTTGAGGGTGCACAATTGACCTCTAAGCAGATTCGTGCTCAGTTCAAGATTGCATCACCCACAAAAGTGATCAGCAACTTGCGTTTGCAAGATGGCTTGCCAATCTATGCTAACAAGCATGTTGATACCAAAGGTCGCGAGACAACTAAGTTCCGTTTGGGAACTCCAAGCCGTGCAGTAATTGCAGCTGGCTACCGTGCAATTGCCATGGGTGTTGCCTAACTCCTTGTGAGGTAGGATGATAAAGGGACTTCGGTCCCTTTTTTATTTGGAGAATATATGAATAGCGATTACATTAATGGTACAGAGGAAGAGCGTGCACAGTTCCGTAGCTGGATTAAGAATGCTCTCGAGGATACTATTGTCACAGTTGTATTTGAAAAGAAAGATGGTACACTACGTACCATGAATTGTACATTGATGGAAGGCGCAGCTATTCCTCATGTAAAGACTACTGAACGTGTTAAGGCACCTAGCAATGATACGTGCTCGGTGTGGGATGTAGAGAAGAATGAATGGCGATCGTTTCGATATGACGCGATCAACGAGATTAATTTTACTTTAGGAATTGGAGTTCCAGATGAGCAAACGCCTAACTGATTTGTTTGATAGAAAAGCGGGTTTTACTTGCTCAGCATTTGACTTGCTCCATGCAGGTCATGTCACTATGCTGGAAGAAGCTAAGGACCAATGCAGCTATCTGATTGTTGGGTTGCATAATGATCCATCAGTTGATCGACCTTCTAAGAATAAGCCTGTTCAATCTATTATTGAGCGATACATTCAACTGAAGGCTGTTAAGTTTGTTGATGAGATCATTGTATATAATACAGAGAAGGACTTAGAAGACTTGCTGAGTACTCTTCAGATTGATGTTCGCATTGTAGGAGAAGAGTATAAAGACAAACAACTGACTGGTCGTGAGATCTGTGAGAAGCGTAACATCGAGATCTATTACAATCAACGTCCACATGCGTTTAGTAGTACTGAATTACGCAATCGTGTGTTCAATAGTGTGACACCCATTCAAACCGTTAACATGGGTGTACTCAATACAATGTGGACTGAGCCATGAAAGTTGCTGTAACAGGCTCGCATGGATACATTGGTTCGGTTCTTTGTAAGACGTTAACCAGTATGGGTGTGGATGTATATGGTTGTGACAATAAGGATTATCTGGGTGGTGACTTTAGACATCTGAAGTCAGTTCAACATTGTTCGTACGATGACCTGGCTTTCATTCAAACGGTTGTCACTAATCAGATTGATACAATCTTTCACTTAGGAGCATCGAGCCTACTGGGTCCTAGTGCTACTGATCCTTTATTATACTACTGGAACAACACAGCCCGCACAATCAATATGATCAAGCTATTGACAGAGCGTGGATGGAAAGGACATATCATCTTCTCCAGTACGGCAGCTGTATATGGGGCTCAGGATGATCCTGTAACGGAGGAATCAGCTCTTACACCATGTAACCATTACGGTCATAGTAAGTTGATGTGTGAGAGGGTATTAGACATTGCTCCGAAGTATGGGATTGATGTTACGGCGTTTCGTTATTTTAATGTGGCAGGTGCGTATGAAGATATTGGACAGGATTCTGGGGAACCGCATATTATTACGCGGATATGTAATGCTGCGGCTGGTGATGCTCCTCTTAGTGTGTTTGGTAATGACTATCCCACTGATGATGGTTCGTGTGTTAGAGATTATGTTCACGTTCGCGATGTATGTGAAGCGCAAATTCACGCAATGAATCTCCAACGAGGAGGTCGTATACGCGGCACCAACAAATACAACCTAGGTACTAACACAGGAACATCGGTCTTTGAGATCATTAGTGCATTTATAGACATTAATCGTATAGATGTTCCATATAGGGTTGTTGGTAGACGAACAGGTGATCCAGCTTTTTTAGTTGCTAACCCCGATAAATTTGTTGACCTTGGGTTTGAATATCAGTATAGTTCGATAGAGCAGATAGTTGACTCAGCATGGGATTATTATAAAGGAAAAGATAATGGGATTTGATGTTAATGAAGTTTCAAAGAACTCAAAGGGTGGTACGGAATTAATGAAGATGGGACTAGAGGAGCGTCTGCCAGCAGAGCTACTCGAAGACTTCCAAATCATTTGCTCTCGTGTTCGTACGATTGAGGAAGATAAGATCCGAGTGTACTGGTTGCATGATCTACCAGAAGATCCAGAGACCAGTCACCTGAAGGAAGAAGCTAGCCGTGATCGGTTCCATAAGATTGTGTTCTGTGGTAACTGGCAATACAATCGGTATGTTGATTTCTTAGGTGTACCTCCAAACGATAAGTGTATTACATTGGAGACAGCGATTGAGCCTATCACGTTTGATCCTAAGCCAATGGAAGAGATTCGTTTGATCTATACGTCCACACCACAGCGTGGATTAGAGTTGTTGGTTCCTGTGTTCGAAGAACTTTGTAAGAAGCATGACAACATTGTATTAGATGTGTTCTCTAGCTTTAACATCTATGGTTGGGCAGACTCTGATAAGCACTTCGAGCCTTTGTTTGAGCGTTGCCGTAACCATCCTAAGATCAACTATCACGGTGCACAACCGAATGATGTTGTACGTGAAGCATTGAAGAAGGCTCACATCTTGGCTTATCCATCTATCTGGATGGAATGCAATAGCCGTAGTGTGATTGAAGCTATGAGTGCTGGTGCGTTGTGTGTTCATCCTAATTTGGCTGGCTTGGCTGATACGTCTGGTGCTTTAAACTTTACATACCAATGGGATCATGATAAGAGTGTTCATGCCAATAAGTTCTTTGGTGTACTTGATCATGCTATCACTTCTGTTAAGCAAGAGGAACTACAAAACTATCTGAAGTTTGTTAAGGTGTATGCTGACTCACGTTACAACTGGACAAAGGTTGCATCGCAGTGGAAGGATATGTTAGAAGGTTTGAAGCAACGTTATCCCACTGTCGAGTCCCGTAAGATTCCAGCAGAGATGTTTACGTATCGCACATGATTGTAACAAAGACTCCTCTAAGAGTTAGCTTCTTCGGCGGCGGTAGTGATGTAGAAGCATTCTATGGTCAGCACGGAGGAGCCGTTCTCTCAACAACAATCGACAAGTATGTTCGTCTTGCTGTTCAGCGAGTTGCTAGACCTCACATTAAAGTGATGTACAGCGAAGTAGAACAAGTCAAGTCGTTGGAACATATTAAACATGATCGTGTACGTGAGTGTCTCCGTCACTTTGGTGTAGGTAGTCAGATCGAGATTGCCTCATTCGCTGACATCCCTACTAAGGGAACAGGACTAGGTTCAAGTTCCACATTTACTGTGGGTTTGATCCAGGCTATCTCTCAGTATGTTGGTCATCCGATGGGACGATATGATGTAGCCGAGCTTGCCTGTCAGATTGAGATCGAGCAGTGTGGTCAGAAGATTGGTAAGCAAGATCAGTATGCAGCAACGTTTGGTGGGTTCAACTTCATTGAGTTCTCTAAGTCGGGTACAGAGGTAATCCCTCTCAACATTAGTTCTGATACAGTATCCAAGTTCGGTGATCATTTATTGTGCTTCTACACAGGACAGACAAGAAGTGCCTCTACTATCCTATCAGATCAAGTAGAGAAGCTTGAACGTAAAGAGAGTGACATTGTCTTTCTCACAAAAGAGATGGTTGACATTGCACAGACGGCTAAGGTAGAATTGCAAGCCGGTCGCATCCACAACGTTGGTGCTTTGTTAGATGATGGGTGGAGAATCAAAAAGAAACTATCATCTGGTATTAGTAATCCAATCATTGATCAGATGTATGAGGATGCACGTAACGCAGGAGCTCTTGGTGGTAAGGTGTTGGGCGCTGGTGGTGGAGGTTATCTACTATTGTATGTTCCACATAAGAACCAAGAGAATGTAATGAAGAGGCTTAGTTCATTTGAGCCATTTGTATTTAACTTTACTGATGAAGGAAGTCGTGTTGT